TTTTTTTTTGTAAATATAATAAAATTTAGTTAATAAAAAAGAGGTTGCATAAATTAATATAACAACCTCTTAAAACTTAAAAACTATGAAAGAACAAATATAGTTATTTTATTTTATCATTTATTAACTTTGTTATAAACTTTTTAACAGCTGAACCATCTAAGATAAATAAACTTAAACCAGCAACTCCTATTATTGTAGATTGTGTAAAGTCAGCTTCTCTAAAATAGAAGTCGTATATTGATAATAACACTAAAATTAGTCCAATTATATCTAAAATTATTTCTTGAATTTTCATCTTATTTGTAGTTTAAAGTAGTTTGGTAATATATCATTTAATTTATTCATTGTAGCCACCGAGCCTGTAACATCTCTTAAACCATCGTTGTTAATATCTGTTAAGGTTTTTCCTACTAAAATACATCCTTTAGTATGCCAATTATAATTACCTTGATGAATTAAAATATAACTTCTATTTGGTACGTCTAATACGTGAAAATGATTTTTGTATTTTGTAGATTGTCTTTTCTCAACATTATATTCTCCTTTTGGTATGCAACTGATTTGCTTCTTGTTGTCATTCCAAGGTAATTCCAAAGTATAGCAGTTAAATATTGTTTCTTCTTTTTCATTCAATATAGTTAATAATGATTCTGTTTGCTTGTCTCCTTCGTTTAATCTATCTATAATTACTTTCATTATTTTCTTTTTATATCCATTAACAATTCAATAATTCTATCTTTATCTTTGTCGTATTTCTTTTGAAACTCTTTGAAATCATTACCTATTTCTTTAACATCTTCTTTAACTTCTTGCATCTCTTTTTTTACTTGATGAATCTTTAAAGTGTTCAAAGTTGGGGTCTTATCAATAGCTTTTACTGTTGTTTTAATTTCTTCAATATTCTTGGTATTTTGAGCCATTGTATAAGTTGCATCAAAATAAAATATTACTGCTACTCCTATCGAGGTTGTGAAAATTCCTAATAACCATTTTATAAGGTGTTCTTCTAGTGTTTCAATCCAATTTTTCATAATACTACTGGTAATAAGCCTAAGCCAAAAATAAATAAAATTAATCTCCAAAATATTGATAAGCTTATTATAGCTGTTGTTGTTGTGCTTCTATCAAAAAACATTTTAGGGTAAACATTTTTGTTTAATAAGTGTCTTGTTGTATAGTAAATTCCATCGTGAATAAAAGGAAAAGTAAACAAGCAAAATATTAGGAATGGCAACCATTCATTTTGAATAGCTAAAGGAATGCAAACTAATGCACGAATTAAAGTAAGATAGATGTGAATATTGTAAATAAACATTTTTCTATGAAACATTAAAGCTTCTAAAATACTTGATAATATAACGAATAGAATCCAAATAATCATAATTCCTCAATTTTACTTAATTCATTTAATATTTCTTTATGATTAAATTTTGGATAATCCAAAACAACATTAGAGCCTATAATAGTTTTGCAAACAAAATGTGTTTCATTTATTAATGTAGGTTCAGTTTCAACTATTTCATTAAAATATAATATACTTATATCTGAAATAGGTATTATATAATAATCATTCATAATTAATAAGGTGTTAATGTTGTTTTGTCAGCATCCTCCATATTAATAGAAGTAGCAACAGAGCCCTGAGTATCAGTCCAAGTAAATTGAGCCGTATCATTTGAATTGTCCGCATTCCAATCCCTAACAACTTTAGTTGGGAAAGTATCAGTTATCGACTTTGGTTTTCCTCCATTTTTCCAATTTGTAAATTCAGCAAAAGTTATCGTATCGTTTAACAAACCGAATTGACATAAATTAAATTCCCCATAAAAACCGTTACCATATCCTAAACGGTAACCAATTGCAGAAGCAGTAATATTATTTGTTAATGTATTTGAGGATGTTCCTTGTAGTTCATTAATAAATATATCGCTATTTGATGGGGTAGCTAAGTCAATAACAATTGCAACAGTTAACCAACCAATTGACGAAATAACATTGCTTGAAACCATAAGTTTTGTAACTCCTAAATCTTTACAATAAAAATAAAATTTATTATCTGAATTTTTTAAAATTAAAACGTCATAAGTTCCACCGGTTACGGAAAATACCCCTTCAAGAACCCCTAAAGATGGAAGATACATATTTAATAAAAAGGTGAACTTTGTATTAGTTCCAGTTATATAAGGCGAAATATCAGCGTTTGGAATATTAAAGCCCTCATTAACGCCGTCTAAATAAAAAGACTTCGCTATTGAGAAAGCAGCCGAACCACCTCTATTACCACTTATAGGATTAATATATCTTAACGGACTTAGTAACATATTACAGAGCCAGAAGTTAAGGTAATAGATGTTATTGTAGCTCCCATAGGTACTAAAATTAAAGCGTTTGCTTTTACAGTATCAACGTTTTGAACTGTCTTAAAATCAACAGCGTTGCCATTAGAATCAGTACCACTTAAAACACTTATTACAGTATCTTCTTGAGCTATTATTGTATCAAATTCTTTTCCAGTATAAGCAGATGTATCGTCTATCAATAAACAACCATTAGCACCGCTTAATCTTCCTTCAAATGTTTTCATTTTCTTGTATTTTTATGTAAAATTAATATTTTATTTTTGTTTATAATTTTAACTTTTGTTTAAAACTATCTTTCTTTAACAGCCCAAGAGCTATCTAACTCTAAAGTACAGTCATCGCTATCTAATAAATTAGCTATTTGCCAAAATACAATATCGTTTTGGTTTAATATGATAGACGTTTGACCGCTCCATATTCCAACGTCTCGCCCACCTTGAAAGTTGTTAACGGTTCTTACTTGTGTATATTCAACGGTAACGTTTGCTAAAGAATCTATTTTAATTAAAAAAATCTCATAGTTGTCGTTATCTTTTCCTTGTACTACGAAATCCCAATTAACGATAAACTCTCGTGGATTTATTCCTATGTGTCTTAATCTACCATTAGCGGGACTGTCAAAATGTTGCAAATCTGTTGCTGTAAAAGTTCCGTTTAAGTCTACTGCTGTCCCTTGAGTTACAATATCAGTTGTTGCTTCTGAAGTGTTATTTATGCTACCACCTACAAAAGTATTCGGTATTCCTATATTATTATCCCAATCACAAGGTAAGTCAGAGGCAGATAAGTTAGGAAGTATATTTGTATCATTAGCGTTGAATACTCCATTTCTACTAATTATAGTACCTTTCATTTGAACAGTTGAAGGATTAGGAAAATTAATTGTTTGAAAATCACAAAACGGAGCTAAAGTAGGAAGGTCTAAGTTGATGTCTGTTAAGAAACGACTATTCATTTGAAATAAAGTACCTTCTTTAAATAAGGGTTGCGTCATAGCACTATCTAAACTTCTAACTATTGAGGTAGTAATTCTATAACCACCACGCCAAAGTCCGTGCATAGTTAAACTTGGAAAACCTCCAAAACGACCCGTCCCACTTTCTAAGCCTTGTCTATAATCATATATATCACCTAAGCTAGTACAATCAATATAGTTTATCCTTGCAAACTCAAAAGCATTAAACCCTGTTGCATCATAAAGTTCGTAAACTTTACTGCTTGCTCCTGTTACACTAATAAAATAATCTGAACCTAATAAGTTACCACTACCTATTGCTATTGATTCTGATATAAACATTGTGTAATTATCCTCTGATGAGGTTAAACCACTAATATCGAATGATAAACCTGATATAGTTATACCCGTAGTAGGTACGGTTATTTGATTACTTCCTAAATCTATAATGCCATCTAAAAAGTATTGTTTAGAGGAATCTATTACCCCACAAATTGTTGTCAAAAAATTACCTTGATTAACAACTATTCTATTAACTAATTCATCAGAGCTAGTACCCAAATCAGTTAAAGTGTATTCGCTAGTTTGTGAGTTATAATTTAATTCTGAAACATCGTAATTAGTAGAAATAACATAGCTATTAGAATTGTTTATTAACTGCTTAGAACGGATAGTAATGTTATTAGTTGCTGCGTTGCCCAAATCCTCTATAACTAATTTATCGTTTCTTAGAGGAGTATCTATAAATATAGTTATAGGCTGCAAAGTTGTATCAACATAAAGTACTGAATCGCTTTCGTTTGCTGTATAATTAGCAAATATTTTCTTTTGAAATTGTTCTTTTTGTGTCATTTTCTTATTGAGCTTATTCGTAAACCACCAGTACGTTTACTAGGATTCACACATTTATATAAAGGATAATTTTCGTTATTTCTTACTAAGTAATCTAATACTCTATTTTCATAAATCTTACCACCACTAAAAGATTGATTAACTAACCTAGCTACATTCTTATCACTTGTTGGAGTACTATCATTAAAATTCTTTGAAACTACTCCATTTGGTGTTATAATAGCTTGAGCATTGTTTAAATA